TCGTTCCATATAATTCCGTCCAATACCTTTACTTGTATATATTTTACTATTATATTCCTTATGTTTTTCATCTACCTTATTTACATATTTCACAATATAGTTTATCGTTTTCGCACTCACATAGTCTCCAATCCATACCCCACCATATTTCCATATCTCTTTTATATCCTTCCTTTCGTCTGTCCATACAATACCGTGCATATGCACTCTTTCTGTGTTCTGGTGTCCCAATTCTGTCACTAACCAGTGCCTTAATGTCTTCCCATACTTTTTTCGCCACCTTTCCGTGTACCTTCTTACTGCTAGTCTGCATATCTCGTTGTCTCTATCATATCCTTTTAATCCTTTTATTTCGTTATCTAATTTCTGTAATTCTATTTCGCTGAACGTATACGTCACGAACTTTGCATTTTTATTTACTCTTATATCTTCTTGTAGTCTTACTTGCCATTGTCTTGCTTTCTGTTTTCTACATTCCATACATTTTCCACAGCCCACGGGTACATACAGTACCCGCTTATCTACTGCTTCAGGGATTACTCCCTTATTTTTTTTGTTCGCTACATACTTTCTGTTTTTTATCAGTTTTGGATATAAACACATTTTTATTTTATATCATCTGTTTTAATAAAAAACTTACTTAACATTTCTCTTTTATCATTATCACTACTACTCATTAACCATTTTATAGCATCTACTGCACTCATTCCTAAGCTTTTTAATCCTTTCACTATTCCATAGTCTCCTGGCGCTAGCCCTTTATTTATATAGAAATCTTTATTTATTTGATCAATATCTTTATTGATATTTTCTCTTTCTGTTTTAGTAACTGTCAAGTTTCTATCAGCTTTTATATTTTTCTTAGACTCCATTAGATTTTCTATTCTTTGTCCTATTTCTTTAGCCTCTGCATCTAACTTTGTTATTCTTCCTTTTGATTCTGGTGTATCTCCAAGTATTGCATCTTTTTCTGCTACTGTTTTTTCCTTTTGTGCTTTTATTAGATCTATTTGTGCTCCTGCCATCAATCCTTCAATACCCATTTGTTTTTGTGCATTTGCTTTGCTTGCACTTCCACCGCCTTGGCTTCCCGTCGTTGCTCCGCCGCCGCCCCCCATACCATACATCAATCCAGGGTTTAGCCCTGCATCTTTCATATGTTGTAATTGTGCTCCATAATTTGTTTTATTCCACATATCCATTTGTAAATCTGCACCTTGCTGATTTAATTTTCTTTGGTTTTCATATTGTCTTTGAGCATTTGCTTGATCTCTTTTATTTGCTCTTCTTTCGGATCCTATTCCGAATAATCCACCCATTGCTTTTCCTGCCATTCCTAGCCATCCGCTATCGTTTCCGTTATTACTTCCTCCTAACATAATTTCTATTTTTTATTTTTATTTCGCGCTTTTTCAAAGCGACCTTATTTCCTTGATATATAAGAACAGATGCGTACCACCTGCTTTAATTAAAGGGGGACTTGATTGTATTATTTCCTATGCTTCACGTTTAGTTTTCACCGCTCTACACATTTAACTTTGCTAACTTTCTCGGCACTTGTCCGCTACTCATCCCAATACCTTTACATCCCCCATTTAATTTTTTAAGCTCCTTTTGTGCCTTCTGTTGACTTAGCTCCGCTATCCACTTCCAATTTCACTACTTTAGTTTCTTTTTCCGTTTTTACCGCTGCTTTTGCATCCCTTTTTGCTTGCACACTTCCGCTCACTTTATCCATAGCTTCACTTGCTATTTCCCACCTGTCCGTTCTAATATTATACGCACTTATTACACCTTCCTTACGTTCCGTAAATATACTCGGCGCTCCATCTGTAATTGGTTCTTTATTACTTACTATTCTTTCTATTTTGTGTTCTATCGGTTCACCCTCTACACACTCAACACTTTTCATTTGACTTTTTACTGCCTTTTTATATTTATATCCCATTTTCTTATAGATTTGGTATTACTTTCGCACTCATTTTTCTACGTGCTGTAATTTTGTTACTAATTTGTACCCAGAAATTCTGGCTATCTAGACTTGTTTGTGCAAATATGTTATTATACTTACTTGGATCTACATACGTTGTTAAATCTTGTATTCCTGTTAGTCCCTTCTCATATCTTCTGTTTAATGTCATAAACATTTCTTGATTTGCTTCCGCGAAGTTTCCTCTTGTCTGATTTACATTTGTCATATAATTTATCCATGCTGGTTGTTTTCCTGCTGTACTATATGTTACGTTATATGCGTCATTGCATTCTGTATCAAACCACGCCATTTGATCTGTGATTAAATCTTGATATCCTATTTCATCTAACGCTGGCTTATGCAAGTCATTCATCGTTTTCAGATTTGTATCCCATTTGTTTCCTTGACTGTAATCTATCCTTGGCGTTAAGCTTACGAGTCCGATTATATAACTCGGCTCATCTACTTTTACTTTTATCTTTCCACCTTTATTTTTACCTGTCAATCTTCCTCTACCTGCTAACGTTCCTAACGGTTGTTCTTCTCCACCTACTTCTGTATCTGCTACACTTACTACTTCTTCGAATCCTAATTCTTTTATTAGACTCCCCAAATACATTGGGTTCTCACAGCTTTTACTTCTTTCATGCGTATATACTGCATCTAACCAGTCATCATAACTTCCTCCACTTATTGCAATTCTATTCAGCATATTATATACTTTATTCGCTAAGTTTAACGAGTCAATCGTAAACTCATTTCCTGCTGTACTTACTGCTGTTACTTCATTGATCCCGTTTGTTCCGTCAATCCATTCTGTACTAATCCAATTATTAAACAAATCACTTTGATATGTTTTAATTCCTAATCCTTCTTGACTTGCCAATTTGTAGAACTTATTATCTGCTACTGTTCCTTGCCATCCTAATCCTAATCCGTATGGTGCTGCGTTATTATCATTTATTGTAAACGCTGTTGTATCTCTTACCGCTTCTAGAATGTCCATTCTCATGTCATCTATATTATCTAACGGAAATTCTGTTAATTGCGGTCTTCCTTCTGTTACTTCTATTGTATTATTTATCGTTTGATCTACATACTCGATATCTGTTGCTACTCCTCCTACACCTTGCCAGTTTGTACATGTTATTGTTATATTTCCTTCTGGTTCTGTATTTTCATATACTACACTTTCAAACAATGTTGTTATTGGTACTAATAGACTATCTACTGTTAACATTATTTCATCTAAATTTGGCTCTCCATTTTGTGGCACATCATTTGCTTGCCATTTTCCTACTATTACCAACTTAAATCCACTAACTACAGTTGTGTTTACTGCCACTTCTGTATCTAATACGTTTGTTGTTACTCCCATTGATGTCACATTTGCACTAAATGTGTCCCATCCATTATCCCATTCACTCGCGTGTATTACATATCCTCTTTCCTCCATCTTATTTGCAAAATAATTTTTATAGATATCCCAGTATCCTAAATATGGTATCGCATTGAATAATCTTGCTCCATATTCATACCCTCCTGTAACTCTTCCTATTCCTCTCATATTTAAATATGAGTATATACTACTACTATTTACCTGTTGATTATCTCCTTTTTCTTCGTCATAATTTGCAATTAATCTCATCTGAGGCAATAATATTTGACTCATATCCATTCCTATATTCAGCATGTTCATATGTAACTTTCCCTGATACAATCTCACTGGACACTGGAACACGTCCAATTGTACTTTGTAGCTTCCAAACAGTGGTCCCACTGTTGGTAACGTCTTTACATCGCAATCTAAGTCGATGTCAAACGAATCCCCTGGTAGTGCTACCTCACTCATAAATGGTACTAATGTTCCACTACTCATACTACTTCTCCAGATATACCCCAAGTCATGCGTACTTCTGCTGTAATTTTTTAGGCTTACTGCCTCTTTGTTTCCCGATCCTAAGCGATCGCCTCCAATTTCTGTTTTCATTTTTTATTTGTTTTTAGGTTATTTTTCATTTCATCTAGCAACATTACCACTTGAATTATCCTATTCCATGTTATTGTTTTTAGTTTTTTTCTTATTTCTTTTAGCGTGCCCTCTTGGGTCACTCTATAGTCTCCCATCGTACCGAAACTTTTTCCTTCTATTGTTATTATTGTAAAAGGACTATCTTTTACTTGTTCTCTACTAATTGTTTCAGAAGAGCCTTCTTTGGCTACTTCTTTTACATTCTGTTGTGATTGTTTTGATCCTTTTGTTTCCTTCGTTTTCATAGTTTATTTGTTGATTTAATTTATAATATTCACCGTTTTTTACTCGTTCTTTAATTATTATTTCTCCTGTTTCACCATCCACATACTGACTTTTCGTCAAC